TTATTTAACTGTAATCAAGCCATCCGGCTCTACTGTGAACTCTGGCTTGTCTGCCATTGTTCCGTCTGGTTTGATGTAGTACCAGCCTTGACCTGCTCTGACGAATTCATTAGATACCATAGCACCTTCTTTGCTGTCGAGGTAGTACCAAGTATCTTTGTACTTGACCCAACCTGTCTTCATAGCACCGTCTGCATTGAAGTAGTACCATTTGCCATTGATTTTCTTCCAGCTTGTGGCCATCTCGCCTGACTGGTCAAAGTAGTACCAATTGCCGTCCGTGTGCTTCTTCCAACGGTCTGCAAGCATGTAGCCTGAGCCGTCAAAATAGTACCAAGTTCCGTTGACCTTCTCAAACTTGTCTTTTGGATAAGAGCCGTCTTCTTTTACGTACCAGTAGCCAGTATCATTCTTCTGCCAGCCTGTTTCGGCGCCTAACCCGTTCTCAATGTCTCGCTTAAACTGTTCACGGCTAACACCCCATTTAGCAAGATAAGGATACGGGTCAACGTGGTCGCTACTGTTATCCGGCTGGTTATTCGTACAGTATTCGTGCGTCTTGATACCTGCTAGGTCGTCTGTATCAAGAGTTTTCGGCAAACCTGCTTCATCTGCTAGATTTCGTAGCAATTCGATATAAAGGCGATAGTCTGTCATGAACTCTTCTTTAGTTGAATGGCTTTCAATCAATTCAACTGCTGCATAAGTCTCAGCATTCCAACCGCCCCCAACGTCCCACATTCCCTTGTTTACAGGACCTACCTGCATAACACGACCGTTACCAACGACATGAGAAAAGAACCCTAGTCCAGGGTCCTTTCTGTAGTGGTAGTCCGCCTCGTTCTGAGCGGTTGAGTTTCGGTTGCCTGTTGAGTGGGCGTGAACCTGACGGAAAGGCTCAAACCCAACAATCGGCAAATCCGTGCGTAGTCTACTTGTATCGATATCCATGCCTATTCCTCACTTGGTTTCTTGTATTCTAGCGCTCGTGTGCTGTCTGTGATTCCGCTTGTGGTTGGGTCATTGACCAAACCGATAGCAGTCAAGAATACGAAGACCGCATTAACAAGCAGAATCAGCTTGTTGCCGATATCACCCAAATCCAGATGATACCCAAAGACTGCTGCACCAGCTTGCAAGACAAGCAAGAAGGCTGGGATTGCAGTCAGCCAAAAGAATTTATTTTGAAATCGTAGTTTCCAATTAATCATGTGTATTTCTCCTTTTATTGTTTATTTTGAATTAAATTTTTAAGCTCTCTTACGTCTTCACCAAGTGCTTTTACTTGCTCAGCTAGTACTAAGATAGCCTTATTCTGTTCATCGTGGTTATCGAGCCGCTTGTTGGCTGATGTCTTGAATTCGTTCAGATTTTCGATATCTTTCTCTAAAATCGTAAGACGATTCTCTTGTTTGGTTGCTTTATCTTTCATCGAAAAATAAAGACCAATCACAGGGATAAGGGTGATGAAGATCTGTACGAGAAATCGTTCATATCCTGGCATATACACCTCCTACTCTTTCCCTTCAAATTTCCAAGCGACACCCGTTCCGTTTTGTTCCAAAGTACCATTTGTCACAAATGCGCTGACGGGCTCACCATTGTAAGTAAATTCTTTATTAAGCTGAACCAAAATGCGTTTCCCTTCTCCATTCACTTCAACGTGCTCAGGGTCTTCAATGGTAATCAGGTCATGTGGTAAGTAGGTCTTACCAACTTCAGCTAGCGGAATCAACTCAACCAGCTCTTTGTAGGTCGTTCCATAGCCAATATTCTTGCTCATGACAGAGTTCAAAACAAGAACATGGATGACCTTCTGATTTACCTTCGAATTCTCTTCAGTCTGCTTAATAAGAGCTACAAGCTTGTTCTGTTCACTCTCGTTTTGCGCAATCTTCTGGTTAGCCTGTTCAAGCTGCGCCTGTGTTTTGACAATAGCGCTGCCTGGATCTAGCTCGGCTTTTAAGATATCCAGCACCGCTTGAATCAAGACATCTTCTGGTTCACTTGTGCGATCTCCTACAAGCTCACGCATGTTCGTACTGTAACGATTGCCTTCTGATAAACGAATTTCAACTACTGTCTTGATATTATCTCCAAATCCTCGTGTATAAGGTTTGCTTGCTAGTTCATAATTATTAATTGCCATTTGTCATGTTTCCTTTCACTTCTTCAAATAACTCTTTTAGAGCTGGGTCATATTCTAGGACCTTTTTCATTGTGTGTAACTCGCTTGCTGCATACAAATAAAGAGCTTCATTCTGAGCTGATTCTTGCTCACTGACTGCTAGTTTTTTAGTCAGCGAATCAAGTGTTAACTGATTTACTACTGCGTCCATGTTGTTATTCATGCTATTGTTTTCTCCATTTTTTCTATTTTTTGATTTAATTCTTGAATGGCCTTGATTAAGTAAGGAACTAAAGCAAATGTCTCGTATGTGTATGCGCCGTCTGGATTTTTATAAAAAGCTTCTGGGGCATACTTTTGTACGTCTTGAGCCATAATTCCACAAGATATATCCTCAATTTTGCCATCGTACTCTTTACGATAGCTGTATGTTTTTAAATTATTGATAACATCTAGACCAGATACTTGGCTTTCTTGGATATTGGATTTATAACGACGATCTGAAATCTCTTTATTCATATGAATCCAGTCGCTACCATTGTTACCTTGTATATCTAAATATAGCCAATCGCTTCCTTGTGAAGTCGCTTTTCTTAATTGTTTGTATCTAGATGAATAAATCCACTCACCACCGTTGTAAGTAATATGACCCGACACACTTAAATCACCATTTATCACTGCTCCTTTTGAAAAGAACGGTTGACTATAAAAACTCACTGTTGATCTATCCGAAAAGTCTACCTTCCCGTGGAATGCCGCTCCGTTCCGACAATGCATATTTCCTGATGTTGTTACATACCAGGCATTGGGTCCAGGGGAGTTCCAATTGTAACCCCAGTTCGCCCAAAATGCAGTATTTTCGCCATTGTAGCTTCCTCCTTCACCGTTACCCATGCCGACAGAAAACTGATTAACACCCGAAATCCAGCGGCCTCTTCCTTGGTCAAAATGCCCAATAGTAAATCCACCGATTCGGCCCTGGTAAGCTTCTAGGAATGTTGAACTAGAAACGACTGACTCGACCTTAGTAGAGAAGATACGTTTAGATGTCAGCTGGTCAATGAAAGCCTCATTTGCTAGCATTTTTCTAATAAACGCATTGTCAAATCTCACTTTATCAGCCGTGACCGCTTCAGCATCTAATATCGTAGTCGTGACCGAACCAGTTTCAAAATTGGCCGTTTTCAGCTTGTCAACCATAGCCGACTTGATAACCGCATTATCAATCAGAGTTTCTCCAGTTATATGAGTCAACTTACCAACGAAGCGGTTATGTCCATTGGCGCCAAGATTAATTCCTGAAATCAAATCACCTGCACTGTTGATGTTCTGAACTGCCCATGAACCAGCAAGTTGTCTTTGGACAGTTTTAAGACCTTCATTCTTAGACACCTCAACCTGGAACAGCTGATTGGTCATAGCCATACGAGCTACCTTGTCAGCGATACCGTTCTCAGAATTTCCAAGAATACGCTCATAGATCTGGCTGGTTTCCTTCACACGCTGGAAGTCAGTAGTCTCTACTTTTCGTGCTAGTTGATTGGTCACATTCGCAAATTGACTATCAGCATTTGCTTTGTTTGCAGAGACCTGGTCAGATATTCTACCCATTTGTCGTTCAGCATTATCCTTGTTTGTAGCGACCTGAGTCTTTAAACTTGAAATCTGATTATCTGTGCCTTGTTTGTTACTGTTTATCCGATTTGAAAGATTTGAAATCTGAGTAGTAGTGCCTTGCTCACTACTTGTAAGTCTATTTGATAGACCACTGATTTGACCGCCCACATCTTGCTTATAAGTAGTTATCTGACTTGAAATATCTGTGAACTTACCATCTACAGATTGACGATAGATTGCGATTTGACTAGCGATTTCTTTATTCGCACTAGTTTTAACAGCTTCAATCCTCTGATTGATACCCTTCACATCTTCTTGATAAGTCGCTTTGCCTACATAGTCCTTCGCAACTAGCTCACGGACTGCTGTCGCTTGTTTAGCACTCTCTTCGCGAGTGTAACGCTGTAGAGCTTCCTGTCGCTGACCATCTTTATTGACATATTCCTGAATAGCTGACAAGTCAGTTCTCAACCCCTGAGCTGTCCGCTCAAAGATAGCCTTAGCTTCAGTGATGAGACCATCAGTGTCTTCGATTGCTGGGATCCAGTCAGTAGCTAGAGTGCCTTTTTCAAGTTTAATCCTACGAACAGAATAGTTATTATTTCCACCGTAGTCGTACAAGGCCATCTCTCCCCTCGAATAACGAGGGTCATCATTTGGGAAGATAACTGGACCTGTAAACGTGAACCGTTGCCATTCTCTGCTTGGAGTGATGTCAGCACTAGCTTTCAGACCAAAGCGGTTATTTTGATAGTGATAAAAGTGTAGAGGACGAATCTCGCCATTTTCATTGATTTTTAAATCAAACGATAAAGTCCAAGTCTCCCCAATGTTTTCTTGGGAAAGGTAGGGATGCAAAGGAAACGAAAAGAAACGCGTACTTGTTCGAATCTTCTCAGAGTCTCGATAGTAGTTTCTGCCACCGACCCGTAAGTTTGATAATTCTTCTCGCAATTTCCCAGCTTCAGCCACAACCAAGGTCTTGTCTGCCTTGTCCTTGGTTGCGTTCAGGATTTCTTGACGAATAGAACCAGCTCGTACCTCAAATTCAGCAAGACTCAACTTCTGATCCAACTTGTCTTGTGTGTCTGTTTCAAGCCTCTTCACGGTCTGCCTGATGTTCTCAGCAGTTACGTTGAGTGAGCTGATATCCGCTTTGGTTCTGAGGCCTTCAGTCAGACTTCTCACACCAGCATCTAGTGCATCAGCGCGTTGCCTAAAGTTAGACTCAACAGCTGAAATCTTACCATCAGTGTCTTCGATTGCTGGGATCCAATCTGTCGCGACATTGCCTTTCTCAAGTTTAATTCTACGAACGGAATAGTTATTGTTTCCACCATAGTCATACAAGGCCATTTCGCCCCTTGCATAGCGGGGGTCATCGTTCGGAAAGATAACTGGCCCCGTGAACGTGAACCGTTGCCATTCTCTGCTTGGAGTGATGTCTGCACTAGCTTTCAGACCGAAGCGGTTATTTTGATAGTGATAAAAATGTAGAGGACGAATTTCGCCACCTTCATTAATTTTTATGTCAAACGATAAAGTCCATGTTTCACCTACATTTTCTTGTGAAAGATATGAATGTAGAGGGAACGAGAAGAAACGCGTACTTGTTCGAATCTTCTCAGAGTCTCGATAGTAGTTTCTGCCACCGACTTTAACACTCGCTATCTTACTAGCCAGCTCCTCAGCTGTCTGTGTGAGTTCTGACTTGCTGGCTTTACCATTGGCCAAATTGATCAGCTCTGCCAGTCTACGCGTCGTTGTCTCTTCATAGGTCGCTTGTGCTGACTTCACACCAGCCAGTTCATTTTTTGTCTGGATCAGTGCTTCAACTTGCTTGGCAATCTCAGCTTCAGCCTGTGCCTGCTTCGGTCGAATATCGTTTGCGATAGTTCGTTTTAGAGCGTCCAAATCACCCGACAGAGCCGTCTGAGTGGTCGTAGTCTGTGACTTAAACGCTTCAAGTCTAGCAACAGAATCCAGCCCAATCTGCTTGGCTTCCTGAGCAAGAGAACTACTTGCACCAGCATTTTTCAATGCTTCTTCAGCCTTGCGCTTAGCTTCTTTCAATGGACCATTGTCAAAGCTGTCGAAGCGCTGATTGATCGTGTCAGACAGTTCTTGCTTGACTTCTTCAGCCTTGGCCTTGGCAAGTTCGATACCGTCATCTATCTCTTTTTTACGCTTTTTGAACTCGGCATCAAAGGCTGCGTCTGCTGCTTCAATCTGCGCTTGGATTTTTGCTTCAATGCCATCTTGTTGTTTTATCTGCTTGGTAATCGTACCCTCGTAAGAATACTGAGTATCGTTTCCAGATTTACTATCTGCACTGATACGACCTCTCAGACCACCTTTAAAAGTAAAGCTCTGGCTTAACACAGGAACTTTAAAGGTTTCTTTCTTGTTGGTTTGAATGGTTACCCACTGCCCGACCTCAAGCAGTAAATGCCCTTGGTAGTTGAGGTTATACGGGTAATAAGTTAGGTTTTTCAGTTTGTAATACAGGTCATTTAAAGCGCTCTGAGTCATGAAGACATTATCCAGTTCCAAAGACCGACCTGTCTTCATACCGACCGTCAGAGACTTCTTGTCCGTCTTACAAGTGATACCAGCTATCTGATACTCAATCTCACTCTTGGTTAAACCATGTAGGAAGTAACTATCTGCGTTAATCGTGATATTTGACTCAGTTAAATCACGGATTTCCATCTTGCCTTCTCGGTTGAAGAAACAAGACATCCCAATCATCTGAGTCATAGCGCTCAGCATATCCCTGAATGAAAGTTTCTTGCCTTCAGGAACTTGCTCGACATGATAGCGCATAGCGCTGATTCCGAAATAGTCATTTGCTAACTCAATGCCTGTTTTTAGGCAGATTTCCTGAATAACCTCTCGTACTTCAGCTGGGAAATGCAAGTCTGTCACATACTCACGATTGAGCTTAAACATACCGTCCATGAGCTCCAGCGTGGTAGTGTTTCGGTTTCGGTCAATCTCAATATCGTTGATGAAGTATTCCCCCATCTTAACCCACTGGTAGGTATTCCCAACCAGTAGACCAATCTCAGGGTGTAGGATATCCAGTTTATTGAACGTGGTAATGATACTGGTAAAGGTAATCTTACCGCTACCAGCACACGTTCCACCAGGCTTGTATGTATCGCCCTTGATGTAGCCATACTCAAAACTAGCCTCTTTGATATCCTGTGAAGCATAATCGCCAACACGAATAGCCAGCGTCCTCTCCTTAGCAAACATAGCTCTGTCAAATTGTCGTCTAGTTAAAGCGTCCATTTTCTTACCTCTCTACCAGATTAAATTTAGCGCCAGACCAAGGTTTAAACTTCTCGGTAAAGGAATAGCTTGGAGCCGTCCTATCGCCAACGTAAAAAGTCCCAGTCGTCTGACCTTTAACAGGGTCAGGGTATGAAACCTCAAAAAAGACTGCTGACACGGCATTTAAAAGCTGACTCATTTCTTCCTGAGTCAGCATGCCCCATTCACAGTCTAGTTTGCGTTTGGTCGTGATACGGTCACGCACCATGTCTCCATTGGCGTTACGCCCTGTTTCTCCATCGATATCCTGAATACCGACTTGAAAAGATTTGGGAGGCTTCACAGCCACCCCATTGATTGTCAATTGTGCCATTTAACCTCCTAAATCTTGAGCAAGGTTTGACCTGCTCGTTCGTGTTCCTTGTTGATTTCTTGAATTGCTACCCGTCCGAACTCATGGCCTGCGATTTGAATAACGATGTCGCCATCACCAGAAAATCCACCTTGTGGACCAACACCAGCCATGGCATTTACTACCGCACTGCTGACTACTCGCCCAAGTGTTTGGATAAATCCTGTATTTTCAAGCGGTACGACCGCCTCTTTACCAGCTTCACCAATCATGGCGATTGTTGGACTGTCAACGATACCACCGCGGGCAAGACGAGGGAGGCTAACTGTACTTACACTACCAACCCATCCTAGACCAGGTAAGTTTCTGACAACGCCTAAAACTCCATTAATCATTCCGATGAAGCCATTGACTACATTTTCAATCGTTCCAAGAACCGCATTGACCGCACTCTTAAACGCTCCACCTACTGCCTCACCGACCATCTGACCAGCATTAACGAAGATACTTTTAACAGTATCCCAAACTCCACTAAAGAAGTCACCGATAGAACTAAAAGCATCTTTCACTGCGTTGTAAGCATTAGTGAACATCTCACCAAACCAGTTTGAAACATTGGATAATGCATTAGTCACATCTGCCCATCTCTCGCCAAACCATGAACCTAGTTTGCTAAAGATGTTTGTTAGACCAGTCCATGCTTTTTGGAACATATCTGTAAACCATGCCCCAATATTGGCTAACGCATTCGTCACATCTGCCCAACGTTCTCCGAACCATGAGCCGATTGGTGTGAAGATATTAACGATAGCGTCCCACGCACCTTGGAATACACCAGAAAACCACTCTCCGATGCCAGAGAATATGTTTACAATGGCGTCCCAACCTTGTTGGAACTTCTCGCCAAACCATTGACCTATTGGCTCAAAGATTTCTTGTAGTTTCGCCCATAGACCGCTGAAAAATTCGCCGATTGCTTGACAAATACCACTGATAAAATCACATAGTCCTTGCCATGCTGTTTTAGCAAACTCGACAACAGTGTCCCAGTTTTGGTAGAGCAAGACACCTATAGCAATTAAAGCTGCAATAGCTGCAATAACTAAAGTTATCGGGCTGGTCAATACCGCAATAGCTCCATTGAGTGCCCATGTTGCGGCTGCTGCAACTCCTGCTGCAACTGATTGAGCGATTTCCGCTGCTGCTGCAAGCCCCATTTGTGCTGCATGAACACCCCAAGCAAGTGCTGATTTACCAAGTTCTAGAGCAGTTTTTCCTAACTCTACAATCAATTTACCTGAATTGACCACAAAGTCTTTTGCATACAACGCATTCAAATAGATGGTTTCACCGAAGCTAACTAATTTATCAAATGTCAAAGCTTTCAAAGCTAGTCCAAGATCTTTAATTCCGCTAACAATAAATGAAACCTTACCATTTAATAATTCGAATGCTCCTGCAAGTCCTCCAGCTTGTTCAGCCCAAGACAAGAACTTAATTCCTTGCCACACGGTTGCAAGCGTACCAATCACACTAGCGATTGTGGAGATAATCTCTTTATTTTCTTTACACCAATCAGAAAAAGCAGTAAAACCGTCGGCTACTAGCTTGATTGTATCAGCTAGTAACTTCAATGCCTCTAGTATGATACCGCCTAGTAAATCAGCAACTGTTTCAATACTTATACCGAATGTGTTAGACAAGAACTCTGCAAAAGGCTTCCAACTTCCTTCCCAAAGTATTTGAATAATGTCAATTAGTCCGTTAAAAGCATTAGCAATAGAGTCAATAGCAGGGGCTACATGTTCATCGTAGACACTACTCAATCCATCGCCAAACTTATCAACAACACTCTCGATAGTTTCAAATATTGGAGCTACAATGTCCAAAAGACTTTGAAGCATTGATGAAATTTTAGGAGCGCTCGTCACAACGACTTTTTCAAATCCTTTAAACAGACTTCCTGCTAATTTGCTACCGACTTCAACAATGGTAGATGTCAAGCTTAATAGAGTTGACACAATAGCGCTACCGATACGAACCGCACCAGTTGAAGTAATAACGTCGTAGAAAGCGCTAGAAAAAGCCTGAGCAATGTTTCCTACAGCCTCTGCAATGTTACCAATATTATCAAACAGAGCGACTAGCGCCCTAATAATGCGTTCTTTCTGCCTTTCAAGACCGTTTGCAATACTTTCGGTAAGGAGTACACCAATACCAACGCCGATAGTGGCTAACGAACCAGCTATTTGACCCAAAGCATAAGCAATTTTCTCGGTCATGCGGTTAAAGGCATTTACAACCCTTGGATCAGTAGCGATTTCCTCAAGAGTTTTCTTGATTCGTTCTAAAGCAGCTTTGATACGTTCTATACCTTCTGGTCTGAACGCTGCATCAAAACCTTTTTTGAAGAGGTCAAACAACCCTTTTAGCTTATCTCCAAGACCATCGAAAATGCTCTTAAATTGGTTGCCCATGTCGGTCAACTCGACTTCTGGCAAGATGTCTTTGAAAGGTCCGCCACCGCCTCCCTTTCCTTTACCACCTTTGCCTCCGCCTCCGCCTCCAGAACCGCCTGCGTCGTCGTCTTTTGGTTTTTGCAAGATGTTAATCTCATCAAATCCCATCAGACCAAGCAATTCTTTAGCTGCTTTCTTGGCATTTTTGGCTGAGTCTCCAAGATTGTCAGCAAGTCCTCCTGCTGAATCTCCAGCGTCATCTACTGCATCAGCAAGGTCTCCTGCTCCGCCTGCAGCGTCTTTCATGGCGTTACCCATGTCTCCAACTGCTCCACCAACACCATCTTTAACTGTTGCTTTCTTGTTGAACATTAAAGCGATAAACTCAGCAAGTTTAGCAGTCACGTTCTTCAAAACCATAGCGAAAGAGTTCAAGACAGGCATGATCGCATTGATAATCGGTAACATAGCATTACCCAGATTCAATGCACTATCTTTCATCAGCGATTTAAACAAGCTGATACTACCGTTAACTGAGTTGGATAAGGTATCTCCATACTTGGCTGTGGCCTGTTCCAAAATAGCCATAAGACGGATTTGTTGCTGGGTTTGATAGTCCAACTGTTGCCAGCTCTGTCCGTTTGCGAACTTCTTAAAGGCTTCAGTGGACTCAATCATAGCGACATTGACGTTGATTCCTAGGTCTTCTCAATAATGTTATCGCATGGCTTTTTATCCATACTTCTTACAATTTCTTGTAAGTTCGGCATATATTTTCACCTACAACCGAATTGTTTAGGTGCTTACCACTCGTGGGGATATTTTATTCTATACTTTTTGGCAAAACAAAAAGCACAGGTTCAATCCCTATGCTCTACGGTGACTAAGCCTTTTTAATTGCTTAGTTTACCTCGGTATCGTCATATTTTAATTACTTAAAATTTAGAGTTCTACCGATTTTGGTAAGTTCTTAATCCGCCTATTTCTAAGCGGTGCGACAAAAGTCTATCGCTTCGGTGTTCCCTAGCAAACCTGAGCGAATCCGCTCCATAACGTCTGTAATCGTGCGCCCTGATCCTTCAGCAACAACTGCCGATGTCTGCAACATCTTAGCGGTATAAGCACTTAGCTTGTTGGTGTCTTTGATAAATCCAGAAAATAGGTTTGAGTAGACTGCACCGTAGTTAGTAGCCTCACCCACCCCCATATTCATAGCGTTGGCGTTATCGTTAACCCATTTTAAGAAAGATTGCGAACTCTCGCCCATCTGTCGCTTGATTTGGTTCATAGACGCTGCTACTTCAAGAGCTGTCTGCGTTGAATACATCCCAACATCAAGCAATTTCTTACCAAGGATTGCAAAACCAGCGAACTTAGCCAGCTTGCCAAACGCACTACCGATAGAATTCGACTGTTCACGAACTTTTGCAGTCGCGTTCTTCACTTGGTCAGATGTTCCTTTGACCTGATTCTCGACTTCTTTCATCTTTTTCCTGAAAGGCGCTATCTCAGCGTCAATCATGACTTTCAATTCATCAAGAGTTGCCATTCACTTCCTCCTTCCTTTTTCGATTATGTCTTTCTGCAAAATCACGCATCCGTTCCTTATGCAACAAAAGCGCTTGTCTCTGTCGTTCCTGTTCTACCGCTTGCTGTTCTTCTACAAATAACTCAGGCGCATATTCCCAGAACTCAAAAACCTTGGCATCTTTGGATAACAATAAGGAAATGTGGTTAGATATCATCTGCGAAAGTCTATAAGAGTCAATAATCTTCTCTTTACGCTCTTGGATTTTGACACGGTTGTAGCTTTCAATCATTTCTCTGATTTCAAGTACCGTCAAATCCCAAAAATCAAGAGGCTTGCCCCCGATGTCCAAAAACATAGGATAAAGCCTCTCAATAATCTGCGTTACTGTTAAGATTACTCGACTACTGTCATTTTCTTCTTGGAAGTTTTCTTGTCCTTGCTTCCTCGTGGAGTAAAACCCGATACTTCAAATAGTGGCATTAAAACCTCTGTCATGAAGGTCGTTTGGTCTCCACCGTTATCGACGTACTCATCATATAGATCATAGACGTCCTCAAAGGAATACCCATGTTCATACTGCTGCAAAGCTCCGTGAACTAACAACAACATAACTTTCAAAGGCGGTAAAGTGAACTCTTCGCCAGCCTCAGGCATGAAAATCTTCAGCAAGTTCATGCCGATTTTTTCTTCCACAGTTGCAGCTTGATGAGATGTCAAACGTAGCTTCAACTCTTTTTCGTCAGTAACTTTCCAAGTTGTGTATTTTAACGCCATTTAATTAACCTCCTAAACCATCTGTAAATTCCAAATCTGACTGCAAGGCAATCTTAAGTGTGAACTCGATAACGGCATTGACACCGCCTCCGCCAAGTTTTACAGATACTTGACCTTCAAAACGAACTTTAGTACCGTCTGGGTAAGCTTGTTCAAAGAAGAGTTTTTTCTTATTGTCTGCCGCTTTACGTAATACACGATAAGGCGCAGTTTCGCTATCGTTCTTGTAAGAGAATTTGTATTCCAATTCCCCTGCGTCCCCGATACCAAACTCATACATTTTTACTTTATCTTCAAGAGTAGTGTTCTCTACTTTTTCAGGTTCAATACCAAACTCTGGTACTTCTTTCAATCCAACAAGTTTGGTATAAGTTCCTTTAGCTTCGCCATAAGATAGCGTAATTCCATTTGCTAACATGTTTAATTCTCCATTCTAAATTGAAAAACAAGCTCTGAGTGTAAGTCAACGACACCTTCAAAACGCATGACCTTATGTCTCAAATGCGACGGGTCTGGCACGTCTTGGCAGTCGGTTCTTCTCAAACCTAAAGACTCAAAAATCTGATTGATTTTAACAGCTACCTCACTAGTGCTGGTATCATCAAAGATATCCACCTTGTAGCGGATAGATGATTTTTGTTCCTTGTCATCAAACCACTCTCCGGGCTTGTTTTGTTCTTCCAAAAAAATAACGACTGGGAAAGTCTCCCAATCGCTAGGATAAGTATCGGTCACATTATCTGCGACCTTTTGCAATTCTTTAAAAATAACAGGCTTGATATTGATCATTATAATTGTTCTCTTATCTTTCTACGGACATAATTCGAAATATTCTTAGACACACGCTCTTGATTATCTCTCAAAGCTGGATAAAGATAAGGCTGGGCAGGTTGACCATACATCTTGTAGAACTCCCCAATCTTTTGAAAATGGTAAGGTCCTACATTGATTTGGTCTTCATGCACATACCACGGGCTGGACCGATAAGACACGCTGACCTCTGGCGATATACCCGAATGGCTAGCTTGTCCTTTTGGCCCTGTACCAAACTCTACGTATGGCGCATAGTGTAGATTTGTGTAAACCTCTCCTATAGCCTTATCTCCGTCCATTTTAACCCTAGTCTTAATACTATTTCTAAGTTCTCCATTGTTGCCCGGTGCTAGTCTTTTAGCATCAGCTTGGACAATGGTTTTGGCTGCATGATGAACCGCCTTTGAAACAATATCTCGTTGCGCAACATCTGACAACTTTCTGAACTTAGCTATAAGCCTATCTGCCCCTCGTAGCCCTGACACGCTCTAACTCCAAAACTTGATGATGTGTGTAGACCTTTTTAGAGATAACCCTATGAGTCACTTCCGTCGGGCTATCGATACACACACCATCTTTCACTTTGATAGTAGCTGACTTGTTGGCATTTGCGTTCAAAATGTCGTTGACACGCTCACCATACAGCTCAGATTGTAACTTGCTACTAGCCGGCCACAACTCAAGACGGACTGTCTCAGCTTCCTTGGCATATCCTTCTTTTGCGACACCTTCCTCTGTAACAGTCTTTTCAAACCGTCGCATTGAATAAGGTTTCAGTCTACTCTGCTTCAAAAACATGGCCTGCCACCCTTGCTAGTCTGTGCATGCGTATACGCTGTAGAAGGCCTGTAGATAGGCCGTTTTCTCCGTAGACTACTGCTATGCCACCTTCGGTTCTAGAACGCTCTCCTTCCGCTCCTGAGCGGTTGTGGATCTCGATAGCAACCTCAGGTATTAAGAGACTTAAAGCAGGTGTCAAAGATGTGCGATTAGTCTCTGACAAGATAAGATTTGTAGCCCTCGTTTGGAGCAACATGAGAAGCTGAGTATCTTCTTCGCCTGTCATTTTCTTCAGCAACTCTATAGACATTTTAAACTCCTTCTTGACTTAAAGGCGTAGTCTCTCCCGATACATACACTTGAGGGGTTTGAACGGTACTGACTGAGCTATAACTTGCTGGATTATAGCTTTCAGTACCGCCTACTTCCTCAAGGATATCTGATACAGATACGCCATTGCTTGCAAAATTCTCTACAAGTTCAGCGTATCGTGTATCAGCAAGGTCAAGCTCTTCGCCCGCAAGTCGTTTTACGTTGGCTTCCCAATCGTAAAATTCTTGCTTGACTCTAACTTTCACTCTTCAGTTCCTCCAACACCTCTACAATTTCGGCTTTTGTCAACTTATAGGCGCCAGCTATGCCAGCTTCTTTAGCTAGATTCTTTAACTCTTCTAAAGTCTTATTCTCTAAATCAGAATACTGACCAGCTTGCTCCTCTTGGATATAATGACGTCGTAGCAATAAGCTCATATCGTCACCTCTTACTCACCGAATTTTACAACTCGTGTAGGGTCGTATAGGTAAACACCGTAATGTTCATCACCAGTGATAACCGTCGTCTTTTTAAGGATGTCACGGTCTGTTTCGATAGCCACATCACGTTTTAGCATGATAACAAACGCACCGTATTTGTTGGCATCGTCTGTCTGAGTCTGACTAGGAGAGATTTTGACAATAAATCCTTTACCCTTTTCAACTTTCTTAGTACGCACAATTTGAACACCTCGTGTTTCTCCAAATGTACCAGAAACAACTGTATTCGCTCCTACTTCTGTGCCTGAAATCCATTCTTTCACAGTGTTAGCACGCAAATCAATGGCATCTGCTGGATTGATAAGAGCTACATATTTTGCGTCTTCTTCATCGTCAAAAATAGCAAGTGCTTTATCAAGAGCTGCTCCTGTTGTTGGAGCTTCTGCAACGTGCTGTGTTGCAGTCTTAGCTACTGCTACCAAATCATCATCAATCTTGTTAGCAATAGCCAAACCAAGCTGATAAGTAGCTTGACCTAGTGGGTCGCCAAGACCTGACAAAAGAGCTTCATCGGTAATTTCATAACCTTTAGCAGCCTTTTTGATTGTCATAGTAGTCTTTTTAGTAGTCAATTGGTCTGGAGAAATAGCTTGTCCTTCTCCAACCTCTGTCGCATCTCCTGCGTACTCCCAAGCTGGAACTGTTAGAGTGTTACCCGGTTGGCCTTGGAGCGCTGTCTCCACATAAGCAAGCGGAGTGAATTTAATCAATTTAGGTAGTTTAGCGGAAACCATGTCCGCCATCACTTCTGGGTTAACCATAGTGGCTAATTTAGTTTGTCCTGCTGTCATTTATTTTAACCTTTCAATTTCTTATAGAGTTCTGGGTTATTTTGATAGAGTTCGTTTCGACTCTGATAACCCATACGAGCAAATTCTTCTTTTGTGATACCGTCGCTATCGACTGGCGCTTGTTTCATTGGGGCTCCGCCTTTTAGCTTTTCTTGTACGCCTTTTTGCACGGCTTGCTCCCATGATTTCTGCAATACAGCGACAGACTGCGATACCGTCTCTGCGCTTGTCAAATCGACTACATTTACTAACTCAACAGGTAAGTCACGTTCACTTAGCATTGCTTTAGCTTCTGCGGTCAATTCCTTACGAGCAATAGCCTTTTCACGGTCAGCTAATTCTTGCTCACGCTGGTCTAACTGATACTTCTGTTTCTCGTCAGCGTTCATCTTGGCAAGTTTCTTAGCTTCGTTTTCCTTGGCTTCTTGCTCAGCTTCCCATTTAGAGCGCTCGGCAGATAGCATCTTACCGATTTCAGCACGAGTGAAAGTTCGTTCGTGCTTTTCTTCCTGCACCGTATCAACATTTTTTTGAGTGTCGACAGTCTCAGTTGATTCAGTAGATACAGTTGCATTGATTTCTTCTGACATAATTGTCCTCCAGCGATTACGTCGCCACTCGATAATCTCGTTTTACGTCCGGCGACGGAACAGTACAGCTTTTAATGTCATCGGTACAGTTTGGACAATATAAAAACCGTACGGGATTCCATACGGTTAGGGCATAAGAAAACCGCCTCGATTTCGATGCGGTTAATTTTTATAGTTTAATTTCTTCAATTTTTGCACGCTGTTCTAGAGTTGAAAGGTAATCCCACATAACCGAACGTTGTCTCTTTAACAAATCAATCGGACATTTAGGTTCAAACTCAAGTTGCCCTTTTTCGTATTTCCCAATCATCATATCTAACTTCTGGAATCGTTCTTTCAATTCGTAGTATTCTTTTTTAAAGCGTTCTTTCCAATCTTTCATTTTTTCAATCCTTTCTTTACACCTTTAATTATTCCGCTGATTACGGCCATAATAATAAATATTAACAACAAAAATACCAACCACCCAAAGGCGATTGATACCCAATCCCAGATAAACATGTCTTTACTCCTTTCTAAGCATCATTTTTGAGGCTTAGCATTCTTTTCCACCCATTTTTTGAAATCATCAAAAGTATTCATGTTTTTAAGAGACAAATACTTTTCAACCTCTTCAATGGCTTTATCGACCGATTTATCGTCAAAACAATAGCCATTACCAGATAAATCAAAAATTTTATTTTGTTTCTTCTTATCAACAATCCATAACTCCTCACCATGCCAAGCACTCTGTGGATCATAACATTTCTTCGATTGTATCTCAAGTCCGTTATCTTCAATCAATTCTATCAATTTTTTGTACTTGTTCATTAAAATTCCCTTTCTGAGCACGAAAAAAGCACTTAGATTGTTCTAGGTGCTTAATTCGTATTATAATTTAAGTTTTTTACAAAATTCTGTTGCATCCATATCAGGATTTTCTCGTAAAAATGCGAGCAGTGCACTACCTCGAGACTTATCTTTAGATGTGGTAATAGAATCAATATTATATGTACGAGTGTAGTCGTCGATGAAACTATAATCTACCGAATCTTTTCTCTTGTTAGCTAACTGTTCTCGAATATTGGCAGGATAGAGGTAAAAAACTGCTTTACCTATTCTATGTAATTCATCATCACTAGCTGACTCCAAAAACGAAGCAATAGACTTTAGAGATAACCCATTTGTAAAAACTAAAATATCAGCTCTAACACTCGGAATATCTTGAAATGGTTCTAAAAATCTTTTTTTAATCATCTTGCAACTCCAAACTTATCAAATTTAATCCTGATGAATTTTTATCTACGGATATAACTTTAAATTTAGCAGATGGTTTGATAAGAAATTCTTTTTCTTCTGGCATATCCGAAAGTTCAGATATGTATACTCCAGATTTAGAACCTTTTCTTACTGTAATATCCAATAGATACCTTTCTCCGATTCCATCATTAGAGAAGTTTAATGCTTCTTCTTTCGCTAAACTTGTACTCATAAAAGCCTTGTCGATTACAGTAGTCTGACCGACAATTAAGTTATTAAAGTATGATTGTTCTGCCCTAGTTCCACGATAAGTTATGAAACTTTCCTCAGTCTTATAGCTTCCAAATACGGTTTCTAACTTTTTGGAAAGCTCTAGGTTTTCTTGCAAATATCTTTCGACATAAGGAATTTCAGATGCTTCAATTCCCATTAAACCATTTTTTCTGTATTCTTCATAGCCTTGCCTCATCACGGAATTTATTTGCTCATGTGGAGACATGGTGTAATTGAAAATAGCATCTTTTTGTTTTTCGTCAAGCTCATTATACCACTTCTGATAAGATTTTTGTTTCTTAAAGAAGTCGTCTATTTCATTTGGTTTATCAGCTGCAAAAACCTTGTCATCCACTTCTGGCTTAGATTCCTTAACAACGCCCTCACCATCCACGTACTTGCTATACCACTCTTTATAAGTCATATCAGCAGGCACCAGCTCGGTCTTACCTGTCACTGGATTCCTTGCCCTACGCTTCAGTTTGCTGTAATCTGCGTCCTCATCGTATCCGACAGTAGTAGACCTACACCAAGGGTGCATAGGCGGACAATTGACACCAGGGACAGCCTTATCCCTGTCGTAGACTTGATTGTCATGCTCCTGACAAATGCGTGATGTACGCTTGTCTAAGACGGCCACAAAGATATACTTCTCTATGTCTGCTTCCTCATAGCTGAGTAGTTCCATTTGATTATGAAAAAAGGCTGATTCCGTCCGAACCAAACGCCTAGCATCATTCTGACCTACATTGAACCTCTCAGCGATTGCTTGTGCAGTTTCTCGTGTATCTCTGCCTGTCATGAGGCTTATGAGTAGTTCATCTTTTATGCTAGAAGTAAGCTTCCCCGTATTCTTCCAGATGTCTGTGGAATACGTGCTTCCGTCACCTACCCAACTAAAAGACTGCAGATGTTTTATCTCGCTCTCAGGAAGCCCAGAAAAGCCGTATGCTAGCCCTGTCTGCTGTTGCAGGTCAAAGGTAGCCTTGTAGTAACTATCCTTCATAAAGTCGCTATAAAAGGCATCTGAGCCTGTCTTCTCTGAATGATAGATAGATTCACGCATACGATCTAAATCGTCGCTCAAACGCTCTAAGCGCTTCATACGAAAAGAATAAGCTGGGCTGTCTAAGTCAGCTAGTAACCTTTGGATATTTGGATCATTCGGTCTTGCTTCAAGCACCTTACGAAGTTCATTCAGGTCTTTCTTGTCTTTCATGTTCTTCAAGACTTGTCTAGCATCTACCTGGCTTAGACCATAATCACGTTGGAACTTATCGAAAATCTTATTGATTTCCTTATCCAAGTAAGTCTTAGCTTCCTGATAGACCTTATCGAACTGGTCTGCCTGCTTTTCGGCCTTGTCCATCTGTTGGTAAATCAGATTAGCTTTCCTCTTCTCCCAATACTCCTGATTCTTCATCTGCTACCTCATCTTCGGGTTTCGTGTTGTCTTGGTTGAACATCGGCATGTCTTCCATGTTCTTCTTTTTCTCTTCTTCCAAGGCTTCCAGCTCAGCGTCAGGGTCTTCCACAAATGGCAAGAGAGAAATAAGCTGTCTATTGGTCACTTTGCCTTCCAAGTTATTCACAATCTGAGAGATTTCCAACAAGTTCTTAGGTAAACCACGGCTAAACTGCGGAACGATCGAATGAGACTCTAAAGCAATCTGCTTCATACCCAAGTAATGAGCAAAAATCGCAATACGCTGTCTTAAACCTCGCTTGTAGTTCGCTTCCTTGGTCTTGGTAATCATCTCAAGGCCCATCAGCTTGAATTCCATGGCTACGCCCGACGTATTCCCTGCGAAATTCTCATCGGTCAGATTAGGCACATGGCTGAATGTGTAGATGTCCTCTTTCAGAGCTGTGCGCAAGATTTCAGTAGCACTTTCGTCCAAGGTGTTTTTCAAGAACTCGGCTCTTGCACTATCGCCCGGTAATTCCAAAAGACCTTCTTCAGAAAGAATCTTCATCGCTACCTTGGCATCTTCTGGCGTGTCTGCTAACTGCGTACCATACAAAACAAGGATAGACTCTACTGCCTGCTCCTTGTCATTGACACGGTTACCCATCAAGGAATTATAGGCATCAATCAAGCTAATCTGTTGCTCGTAGTCGCCAATCGCAAAGTGATTGTTGCGATACTCGATAATCGGGATTTGGCCGAGGTTATGAGGTGTTGCCTCTTCAATCTGAGATGCTCCTGAATCTGTACTTCTCAGAATCATGTGATAGTGCAGATTCTCAGTAAAGACCTCTGCCTGGTACTTAGTAGTGTCTTTCGTATCATCCTTGACTTGATAGTAGTAGACCGCAAACAATGGCTTACGCTCAATGCTATCATCATAGACCATGAAGGTATTCTCTGGATCAATACTAGTTGAGTCCAATTCAGTCAATCCCTCTTTGGCATAGATGTATTCATAAGCACGACCATAAATAGCCATATTCAAAGCGTTCTGCGCATCCACTTGGTCAATCTCAGCGCCGTCAAAAGCTGTAAGTAGTGCATTGATATCACCTTCAGCAGTATTGTTGTACTTGATAGGATTGCCCATAAAATAGCCTGTAGCCGTGTCTGCGATATCCTTGGCATGATTAGCTACCGTCTTGTAATTGGGTGCGTTCTCGTTGCGTCTCTTGTGATTTAAGATAGCGTGGTCACCCAAGTAGTAGCTTTTAAGTTTCTTCAAATATGAGCCTTCAGTGCTATGCTTCGTTATCAATTTGTAAATCAGGTCTTTCTTCAAAGAACCCTCATCATATCCATCCCGCGGATAGGTTAAATATTGGTACATATCTTTCCTCTCTATAAACCATAATCAGAACGTCTGCGGACGGTTGCTTTCCCACCTTCTATACATTGAAGGCTGTAACGTAAAGCGTCCATCAAGTGGTTATTTTTATCTTCTGGCTTGTTCAACCAATTGCCTTCTTTATCTTGTTGATAACAATAGCTATAAAATTCATCCATGATGTTTTTACAATCTGGATGCACATAAATAGCGTATCCTTGTAATTTGGACACGCCTGCCATAATACTATCCTTACCTTTACGACTCTCTTTAATTCGAGTTATACCATGCTCTGACCTTAGTTCCTCAATCAGTCGCAATTCAGAACTATCGGCAATGATTTGTGAACGATGATAACCTTTGTCCTTTATCATCTTCGCAACTTCTTTGGTTATCAATCCGACTTTATATGCCTCATCAAAGACATAAATCTCTTTCGTCGTATCGTTTATCAATGAACAACACAAAGCAGTTGGGTCGTGAGTGAAACCAAAGTCAAGTCCGATACATAATTTATTAGCTGAATCTTGTAATAATTCATCTTTATTGAACTCCTTGACAGTCACGTTTTCATAGATTAAACCTTCAGCAACTCCCCATTCGCCATCACAAACGATTCTAGCCCGTCTTGATATCGACTTCATCCAGCCACTCGTTGCATTTATAAGTAGTCGTAGTAGCGAATGTGTCAGCCCGTCTCGTCTCTTCGTCAAAAAAGACACGTTTGAGCCAGTGCCTCTCGTTCCACGGATTAAATGTGACTGTGATCTGTTTAAAGAAATCAGGTACGTCTAAGCTACCACGGATTGACTCGACTACTGTACTGAACTTGTCTTCAGTTTCGATTTGATACGCTTCCTCGAACCATGCCCAACAAAGAATACCAACGTCAACTGTAATAGATGTGATTTTTAGTTCATCATCCAAACCACGGAACAGAATCTTTTGCCCAGTCGCTTTTATAGTTATTTCGGGCAAAGACTCGTTAAATTTAAATAAATGAGTCACACCTAATACATTACACGCCCACTTAAAATCCGTATAGGTCGATTGCTTATTTGTATTCGAGTATCTACGAATAACAAGCAAGTTAGCCCAAGGATATTTCAAAAGACGGATAACATAATTCAAAGCGGTTGTCTTGGACTTCTTCGAACCACGGGAACCTTTGACTACACGATAAAGATTTCTTGAACGCCAGAATTGTCCGTACCCAGCTCCTACTGTCTTAGGTAGGTCAACAACAATATCATTCTGTTTAATCTGGTATGTCTGACTCATTCGCAAACACCACCGTTCCAGAAACGTCTGCCTCTACTTTGTCTGTCCACATCTTATGTCGTTTACCTAACAATTCAAGAGCTTTATTCCTATCGCTGTTCTTTGTTGGGTATTCGACAAGTTGAGGGATTTCATTGTAGACTTTTACAGACTTACCAGTCACGGGATCAGTCATCAACTCAGCTACTTTCGTCGTGACTACTGTTGTTTCTTTCGCTTGTCCCGACGCGATTTCTGACAGCATCACAAGAATTTGTTTTTGAGTTAAGATTTTTTCATCTTGCAACTCCTCCATTCGATTTTTGATGTAATCAGAAATTCCGACATTATCCAACAATTCAGAAGATCTTGCTTTAGCATACTTCTCACTATACCCTGCTTTTAAAGCTGATTGATAAGCATTACCTGAGATGATGTACTCATCTGCGAATCGTCTTTGTCTTTCATTCAATTTTCCATCACCTCCTTTCACAATAAAAAAAGCCACACTATGTGCGACCTTCTTAAGACCTCTCACTGCGAATTAAAATCGCGATTGGAACGACAGGACTCGAACCTGTGACATCATCCGTCTACCATATATCCATTAACCAGCATGAGACTACTGCTTTAAACGAGTGACTTTTGATAACTTATAGTTTATTATCTTGTCCACAAATATTCCTACTTGTATCACTCATGCACGATTGGTTAGACCAATCACTCCTTACATCACAAACTACTAAGCCATTTTTCAATTAACGAAGACCCCGCTAAAAGTCTAAGCTGCTTTACTCTTTGACTTTACTCTCATCCTTGCGAGACTTGAGTAGGCAATCTAATTGCCGAAGTACACTTTCGTTTGTGACGGGCGATGACTTTTGCTTTTTTTGAGTTTTTTCTATCTTGAATAGCTTTTAAAATATAAAAATCATCTTTCATCTATCACAGACACGCATCGCCATGTGTTTCATTCTCTTTTGAAGAACAAAATGCACAGCGCCTGCTTGTTATCGATTGTTTTGCGGACAATCAACTCACCTTACATACTTTTGGGAGGCGCCCAATTTTTGTAAGATATGGTATTAAGCTCTTGTTGCACCTCGAACCAAACACCTCTTTCCTCTTATAGACTCGTTTCACAGCCAAACTGCCACGTTTGCATTTCCTCAGCACCTTGCCGTTGGAATCTCTCTGCTTTAACTTCGCCTACCTATTCCAAAACTGAAATAGTTAAGATTAAATTGCTTAGATTGACCATTTCTGGCAGGATGTTTGATAGATTTAAAAACATCCTTTTCCTGAGTTACCACAGATTATCTAGGCTAAGCCCTAAAAATGCAAGACGACTACTACCTTGCGTGTTAATTAGTAATCAATTTGAAAGTTTTCCTTTTTTTATTTTTTTGTAGTCTTTACAACCTCTAGCGGAATCAAACCGCCTAGCTTATAACTTACCTAGGATATAAGTAGCTACGCAATCATGCAAGGTCCAGTCGCTTCTGCCGACCTTCTAATAAGTTAATGAGTAACATGTGAATACTCGTCCGAAAACTTACCCTGCTTTACTACTCAGGACACAAAATACTCAAAGGAGAGTGTGGGATTTGAACCCACGGACCGCACATAGGCGACCACCCGTCTAGCAAACGGGCGCATTCAACCTGACTCTGCCAACTCTCCATGTCAGGGAAGGCTTACTGCCTTACCCTTAATTCTTGATGATACTATAATAGCACGATTGTTAGACCAGTGCGCTTCAACCTAGTTCACATTAGTTCACTTTTATCAACTACAACACCTAATTCACGGATTGCATCTTTCTTCTTTTTGTAAAAAGTGGTCTTGCTGCATCGTAAAAATTCAATCATATCATACACGTTTGCTTTCTGAATATACACCATCCTTAGAATTGTTCGACTTGCAGGCTTAGGCATTTTATCAATCAATTTACTGAGCTCAATTCTGCGCTGGATAGCTTCAGCAGTTGCTTGCTTCATGTACTCTTTCAAGGAATCTTGCATGCTAAAAATATCGATGTAACGTTCATCTAATCGAACCTTCTGACCACCTTGAACCTTATCCATGCTTATTTTAGGGCTAGAAAGCAAACTAGCTTCAAGATTAGCAAGCTCGTCTATTCGACTCTGTATCTCTTCATCCAAATTCTGTAGTTCATCAAGTAACTCTTTAGCCTTGTTCACTCTCTGTCTCCTTTGTGATATAATAATATTATTGAGATTATAGCTGAGGCAGAGAGTGCCTTGGCTTTTTTTGTTCTAGTAGCTATTGAGTATCTTTAGAGTCTCCTCTTTGTCTTACGCTCGTAATCTTATCATAGTAGCACTTCCTCTCCAACTTTTACTTTATCGTATTGCTCTCTAGTAACTACAAAAATCCCATAATCTCTGATAGTTACTGTGTATAGCTTCCCGTGCCGTCCTTTCTCGACGACTTTACCAAATATCTCAGCGCCTTGATTATCTGCCTTATAGATAACCATTGGCTTCTTTTCTTCTAAATCTCGAATCCTGTCCATCTGCCAGATATTCAATCCAGCAGACAATAAAATCCAGACTGCTATGAATCGTTTCAATCTGTGACCTCCTCGAATTTCATAAACGTCATCCAATGCGTAGTACCTCTTTGTTGCCCAAATAATGGTTTAAAAGGTACAGATTTAAGAATTTCTTTAACGTTGATTTGACAATCAGACCATTTAAAAACTAGAGTACCTCCAACTTTTAGAACTCTCATACATTCTTCAAAACCCTTGGCTAAATCTTCCGACCAGGTAACTTTATCCAGCTGGCCATACTGAGCTTTCATGATTGAGTTTTTACCTGCCCATTTTAAATGAGGTGGGTCAAAAACAACCAAATTAAAAGTATTATTTTCAAATGGCATGTCACGAAAATCACCAATAACATCAGGGTCTACGTTGACCTTTTTGTCATGTATCTCAAATATTTCTTGCCTAATATCCATGAAAGTTGTATGACTCTCATTTTTATCAAACCAAAACATACGACTGCCACAACAAGCGTCTAGTATTCGTATATCTCCCATCACTCAACCTCCTTGCTCTTAGTTTCTCCAGTAAGTCTATTTTCTAAAATGTGACTTGTATAGCAAATATCGCTTTTATATGTATAGTGATTAACAGTTTCTTCAACCCACTGACTTCGTGTGTAAGGGTATCTGTTTGGTCGTTTCATGTTACCACCTCATATATAAATATTTCGTGTCAATATCTTGTTCTAAAATACACTCTTTCAATGACTTTAAAACCTCCAATGCACCGCTAACTGTTCCCCATCTATTTTCAGGTTCATACTGCACATACTTTTCAGGGTACCGTTCTAATTCAGAGATACCGCGTTGAATGTTATCTAAAACATCAGCAATGGTGTACGTAGTGTCTTGGTCAAAATCCCAATCCATAGCAATTCTGAACATCTTACCGAGATTGTAGGTCGGAGAACTATATCTAGGTTCAGCAATACGGATATATTGTCCGTTTTCTATTTTCGCTAAGATTTCCAAATCATAACTCATCCCTCCACCTCCTCAGCGTTTTTAAGAGTAAATCCAACTCCATACATTAACAAGTAATTTTGAAACCTTACAAAGTCTTCAATCAATTCAGCTTCTTGCACATCGTATTCGCCAATTTCATCCAAAAAGTAATCTATATCCTCATGTTGTACACTGCCATATTCGGTTTTTTTGTGATTCATTTGAAATTCGTAACCATCTACATCAATTGTATAATGAATACCATCCGTCGAATTTTCGTATTTGTAATTCTTAATAATCATCACTCCACCTCCTCAATCTCAATCCCTGGGCAATCGAATACCCATCCGAATCCAGCTTCTTCTAGTTCTTTACGGGTGTGTGCTGTACGAAATTTATTGTCAATTTTTAACGATGACAACACCCAAGCTTTTTGAAATTTAATAAAGTTTAAGTAATTAAAATCATCGCTTTCCATCCCTTTGAATCTTACATAATACCGCTCCTCCTCCTCGACTTCATAGCCGAATTGGTGAATGTTGACGAGAATTTGAATAAAGTCTTTTGTATCCGATATCCACTTTAAAAAATCGTTATTGTCTATTGAATCTTCCCGTCTAATGCAGAGATTTACAATACTGTTATTGAAGTCGTGATAGTGCAATAAATACCAATCTGCCACACACTGCGGAACTTTGACCGGTTTGGGTTCGTCTAGTTGTTTGATTAGATCAATTGCAGTTTCGGTCGGAATGCCTTTGACTACAGTTCCAAACATATTCAAACCATGAATCCCGATTTCTTCAAATTCTTTAATCAATTCCTGCTTATTCATCTTCCAACTCCTTTATTCTCTTCTTCCATCCTTTCACTTTCTTTTTAAGCAAGTCTCTTTCCTCAGACCTGCTAAAAGCAAGCGATTTAACACACGGCTCAGATAGTTCAACTATCCTTGCTTCCGTCTGCTCGATTGTGCGTTTCAGTCCGTCGATTACTATCTGTTTGCTATATTCCATGGTTTATCCTGCCTGTTTCTCTAGCCAGTTCAAGAGCAATCCGAACTGCTCTGTCACTAGTTCATCATCATTGTATCGCTTGCAAATTTCGCTAATCGACGACACCGCCCATAGCCAATAAGCGTCGGAAGCAAAACCGACTTCTTGGCTCTTCTGGTTGCTGCGCGCCATCCATTCTGGAATTTGTCTGCTAAAGAAATCAATGTAGTCAATTCTCATGGCAATTCCTCAATCTTGATATAGATTCCGATTGTGTTCGCCCAAAACTTTTCGGCAATCTCGCTGGCCACTTGCGCATCATCTTGCCAGTATCCAAGTTTCGTCATGCAATCCTTGAGCAACTTCTGTAAATTATCTGTATCCGGCTTTGTAGTCTTGTACTGACCATCGTAGCTTTTTTTGATACGAGGGAAGCACCACTTAACTGTCAGTCGAATAGCTCCTTTAAATTTATCAGGAGGTACATGCTGCGCAAGCAAGCTCTCAAATTTCGCTCTGGCATTTTTTAGATCCTCTGGTTCATAAAAAATCGGCTTACCAGATCTCACATTTACCTTTTTCTGTTGATGAGTTGTTGTCGGTATTTTTTTCATCGGTAAAAAGAATTCAATCATCAGCCAACTCCCTTAAAATTACACCCAAGGTCGCACTAGCGCTCATAAGCAATCCAAATGAGTAATCTGGATTAAGTGCCATCTCTTCAAAATCATCTTCACATTTATCCAACAAGTCATCGATTTCCTTTTTAAGATTATCAATATCTTTTTTATTTAATGTCATTTTTTACCTTCTTTTTTTATACGCGCCTAAGTTCAGAGTGAAGGACAGGGTTACAGGGTTACAAGGGGCGGATGCATAGCCCCCTTGTACCTGTACCTGTTCTTCTGAACTCTCAGGGACACTTCCTAAATTCTTCTTCTCGAAGAGAGAAGAATTCTGTCCCTAGCTTTGTCCCTGGGTTTCTCGGGTTTGTCCCTAGAGCTTAAAACCCGCATGGTTGTGCGTTTTCTCAGGGACACTCTCGGGTTTGTCTTTGTCCCTACAGACACTCCAGAGACACAGGGACACTCTCGGGTTTGTCTCTGAGAGTCAAGGACATTCCCGAGGGACACTCTCGGGTTTGTCTGTCGGGTTTGTCCTTGTCCCTACTCTGTCCCTGGCCCTTCTTTGGGTGTGATTTGATTGTTTTTCACTTCAAAATCATTTCTATTTTTGACCCATCTTCTGATAGTTTTTTCACTAACAGGGTTGTCTTTTGTTGAAAAATATTCCACCATTTCACTCAATTCGACCGGATTAATTCCATCGAATAACACTTCCATAGCAGTAGTAAATCTCTCGTCAGCAGATTTCTTTTTCTTCTTGTTGCCCTTTTTACTATCTAAATTCTTTTTCCAATTTGGCGTAGTATCTTCTAATTGGATATCTGCTAACACACCTGATTCATCAAGTGTATGCACTGGATAACTAAACCACATGTTCACTGGCTTGAATTTGGCAAACTCTCGAAGCGTACCTTCAACACGCCATGCGGTTGCTATCTGAATCTTATTGCGAGCTTCTTCTAGCTTGTCCGTGTAGGGCGCTCGAGCCATGACATCAGGAATACCCTTTTCAAAGTGCATCCGCATCTGTGCAGGACTCAAGATGTCATCTAGTCCGACATTCTGTTGGTAATAGGCATTATTTCGTTCTTGCAAAGCTTGTTTGTAAACCTCGCATGCTGCTTGGTTCAGTCGCTGTGTCAGCAATTCTTCTGACACTTCTAGCTCTACTAAATCGATAAGCGCGTCAGGATCCCGAGCGAATACACCCGAACCACTAGCGCGGTCCATGGACTTCTTGCCACCTTGCGAACCTTTTGAGTGGTGATGGCAGTAGATAACGCTAGAGCCTAACTCTGTGGCCACTTTATCAAATTGATTCGTAAAATGTGCCATCTGGTCTGCACTGTTCTCGTCACCGGTCAGGACCTTGTAAATCGGGTCAATGATGACTGCGATGTAATTTTTCTTCAAAGCTCGACGAATAAGTTTAGGCGCTAGCTTGTCCATCGGTACAGTCTTCCCACGAAGATTCCAGATATCGATATTCTGGATGCTTTTAGGTGGTAATCCCATAGCTTGATAAACGTCACGGAAGCGATGTAAAGCGGATGGTCTATCTAGCTCCAGGTTGACGTATAAAACACGTCCTTGAGTACAATCCCAACCCAACCACTTCTTCCCTTCAGCAATCGCGATTGACATCTCAATCAAAGCGAATGACTTGCCAGCCTTAGACGGTCCAGCAATCAGCATCTTGTGACCTTGACGAAGGACACCTTTTATCAACTCAGGAGCCAATTCTGGCAAGTTATCCCAGCTGTCGGCCAATCCTTCAGGATCAGGTAAATCATCGTTCAAATCTTCGATGTATTGATACCATTCATCCCAATCGGTCTTACCAATATTCGTATCTACCAAGAATTGCTTCTGTCCATTACGGATGAACCCAGGCATACGAGATAGTCTACTTGGATTTCGATTCTGTGTATCGACGATAATGCCGTTCTTTTGACAAATCTTATAAAGATAATCAACCCTATTACGGTATTCTTCGTAATTCTTGGCATCTACTTTGACGATGGCATGTAGTGACTTGTTTCCGCTATGCACCAAGGCAACAATCGGCAATTCAAGTTCTTTGTAAATGGCGTTCTGCTTATCGATTGGCATACTATCGGATTCAACCAAGGCGTATCTGAAATCTGTCACGTTTTCATTTTTTGCACCTTTCCCGTCCATTGGATTGAAACGAACCCATGCACCAGCTTCTTCGTGATAGTCACCTAAGACTGCACCGATATCACCATTGCACTGACTCAACTCTTTAATAAGCTGGCCAGCCGTCCTGTCGTAAGCTCCCTTCGTTGGCAACCATTTGACAATCTCGCCTGTTTCATCGTCAGTCTTTGGATAACATTCAGTCACATAACCAACATTTTCGCTAGCCTCAAAGAGCGTTTCGAGGTATTTGATAATTTCCTGAACCGGGTTCCAAATAGTTGGCTCATGGATTTCCTTACCTTCAATCCAGTCTTTATCAATAACACGATAATCACGGTCTATTGTATCGGTCCAGCCTAACTCATGTGCATTCTCGCTATCGTAGCTGGATTGCGACACCCAGCCATTTTCTTTAGCAAGTTGGGTAATCGTCGCACCAGTCACAATCGTTCCTGCTTGTTCGTTGAAAGTATCCCATTTCTTGAAACACTCAAATTTCTTGTATCGGCTATCATTTTGTGACCAGTTATCCCAGTCGGATGCTGTATATCCTTCATGTTTAAGAGCCATACCGACATTGACCCACGTCTGATAATCTACCGTGGCAGGATTGATGTAATCCAGCAACGGCAACAAATTAAAATCATTCTCTGCCACTATCTCCTCCTTCTTAATTTAGTACATATTCAGCTGGTCGCACGCTTGTCGGAACTCTCCAACCATTAGCTGCTATGCGATTAATCATATTTTTAGCTTCTTCGAACGGCCACATTCCCACATCTTTGAAACCATATCTTTCGAGTAATCTGATTTGCTTAGGTGTTGTTAAGCCTTCTTGTTGTCTTTTGTTAAGTCTATCTAGTAATAGATTCGCTTTACCTGCGTTTCCAATCTCATCAGTAAAGATGCCGTATTTCTCAAGAGCTTTAATTTGCTTATCACTAGCAGGTGCCATCTCCCATCCAAAGTTAGGTACGTAGTTTGATAAATCTTCAGCATGGATAGACATTTCAAATTGCAATGGATCCACTAATTTGCGTTTACGCTTACGCATTTCTTCCAATTGTTTGGCCAAAGCTTCCTCACGTTGAGCGACTACGTCTTCTGCAGCCTTGACTTCCATATCTTCAAGGTCAAGCATTACACCAGTTTGCTCTTCCATGTTCTCAACCATCTTTTGAGCAACTTCTGGAATCTCACAAATCAAGTGAGCTGGTCTGCAAAGCTCGTGTCGTTCAGTATGCCAGAGAAAATCCAGTAAGAGTAGTTCTTCTTTTCCTGGATGTAAACGAGTACCACGCCCCACCATCTGGCTATACAAAGCACGCACTTTAGTAGGTCTCAGCACTACCACGCAATCCACTGAAGGGCAATCCCAACCTTCAGTCAAGAGCATCGAATTACAAAGCACGTTGTAACGGTCTTTCTCAAAGTCTTCTAAGATTTCTGCACGGTCCTTGGACTCTCCATTGACTTCGGCAGCACGAAAGCCTTTTGCATTTAGGATATCGCGAAACTTCTGCGAGGTCTTTACCAGTGGCAAGAATACAACTGTTTTGCGGTCAGCGCATTGCTTGACCATTTCATCTGCTATCTGCTCAAGATATGGATCTAATGCTGTTCCGACATCGCTCGCCTTGAAATCACCTGCCGACATGCTCACATTTGATAAATCTAAGCTAAGCGGAATTGTCAAAGCCTTGATTTTAGATAAGTAGCCTTCTTTGATAGCTTGTACCAACGAATATTCATAAGCAAGGCTATCGAAGTAGGAGCCAAGGTTTTTCATATCTCCACGGTCAGGCGTAGCTGTAACACCCAGCACATCCGACTGCTCAAAATAACCAAGTACACGTTGGTAGCCATCTGAGATAGCGTGATGGGCTTCATCAACTACAATCGTATCGAACCAATCAGGAGGAAATTGACTAAGTCGCTTCTCTCTCTGCATGGTCTGAACTGAGCCAACGACTACTCGATACCAAGAACCGATAGAAGTATTCTCTGCTTTCTCTAAGGCCGTACCAAGTCCTGTTGCAGTCTTGAGCTTGTCGCTAGCCTGCTCTAACAATTCAGACCTATGAGCAAGGACAAGTACACGCTTGCCCTCTCTCACTTGATCTTCGATAATTTTGGAAAAAACAATCGTCTTTCCACAACCTGTTGGCAGTACTAAGAGCGTGCGCTTGCGACCTTTAGCCCATTCAGCTTGAACAGCTTCCCGTGCTTCCTGTTGATAAGGTCTTAATTGCATCCCTTACCTCCTAGAATTGCCCAGCTTGATATCCAGCTTGTCCTTGCGGTTGTTGCGCAAAATTCGGTTGCTGTGGTTGCTGGTAGCTTGCTTGTGTAGTTTGTCCTGGTTGTTGGTTCAATACTTTTGTATGATCCACATCTTCAGGATAGAGCATAGATTTGACTTCGTTATAATTATTTTCCTTGTACTGTCGAGTTCCGACTTTACATACACCAGTTGCACCTATGATGGTATTCCAGTTCATGCGAAGCGGTTCACCTTTTTTCTTTTGGCCAATTGCAGCAAAGAAAGCAGATAGCATTCCTTCAGTTGAGCTGTGTAAGAATAGATTGTGACGCAATTCGGTTTCACCTTCGTTAGCTACAATCTTAATGCTGACGATAGCCTTGTTACACGCTGGTAATTTCCCTGGATTTTGCGGATTCGGCGTGTGTCGTGTGCGTTCCATGCCAACGACTGTAAAATAGTACAATCCATCAGGTAGTAGGACGTATTCCGAGTCTTTTTCAATCGTATCTTCCCATCCAAATTCGCGTTCAAAGTTGTTGTATTGTGGTTGTGTCATGTTGTTTTTCTCCTTATGCTAAAATTGTGATTTTATCGTTGTTTGCAAGTTCTGTTTTTAAATAATCTGAGATGTTTTTAACAGCATCTAATTTCCATTTGCCCCCATCCGCTTCAAAGAGAGCTAGATTCGCTGATTTGTTAACTCTGAATACAAACTGACTTGCTGGTTGTTCTACTTCATTGAAGGTACGATATGGTCGTAAGGTTACTGGATTTGGAGTCTTAGCCTGTGCTAGACTTGCTACACCATCACGAACAGTCACCGTTTGTGTAACACCGTTATCTTGAGCCTCTGCCCCTTTTTCGATTTTTAAGTGACTAGCAAAATCTAAAACTAGATTGCGATCTGCATCATTGATAAACATAGATTGCAACATAATATTAAACTCTTCCTGATTACACCAATGACTAAAGGGAATAACCGGAACAGATGCCTTTACAGATACAAGTTGAGGACGTTTGCCATATTCAACATCCACTTGATCATACACGGAAACTCTTTGACAACTTTCTACCACCACTACAAGTCTACGACCACCGATAAAGTCGTTATCTGACTTGAGATAATCAACTAAACTTTTGAGTGTTTGAAGTTCAAGAATCGGTGCATATTTGCGAGGTCTAAGCTCTCTGAAGTCATGCTTATTAATGTCAAAATATTCCTTTCCGTTTGATGAAGAAATAATTTTATTTTCTTTTTCTGCTAACTCAACTGCATAAGATAATGCTTCTTTAAGATTTTCTGTCATAGTTAGTTACCTGCTTTCTTTTTGTTGTAATCAATAATATTTGTATTTTGTTGTTCGACGTTTTCGATGAGTTCCCCAGTATCTGTTCTCATGTCACCATTGTCATCAAAGTAAGTTTGCCCAGGGATACCACTTTTAAGTTCATTAGCGTGGATTTTACCAGCATCATCACGACCTACAATGACAGTGGTTGCAACACCTTTTTGCGGTGCCAATGTAGATTTGACTTCCATACCTGTCTTAACGACAGTACGTTCATCATCTGTTGACATCGTCAGCGTAATAGTGACCTTACGAGTAGCCTTAGCTTCCGTATTTGGATCTAAAATGTTATCAAGGACTTTTTCAAGTTCTTTGTCAACCTTTTCTTGTAAGGCTGTATTGGTGATTTTTGACAAATCAATTTTAATAGTTTTATCTTTCATAGATACCTCTTGTTATACCTTGCTATGATTTCTAATTCCCAAAATCTACACCGTAAAGGGTAATTCTGGTTCTTTTCTAACTTGATTTTCAATAACTTCCACAGTTGCTTGCCAATGAGCGACAATCATATCCCAGTAGTCAGTCGGGAAACTTTCAATAGGAGTCCCTAGTGGAAAATGCCCGCGAATGTAAGCGACTTTTTGAAGTTCTTCTTCTGTCACGTTTCCTTGCGCCATGAGGTCTGTCAAACTCTTTGGCAAATTCGTGTGATATTGCGCAGTCGTTGCCTGTGGTGTGCTAGGAGCTTCATTTTGAGGGTTTTCAGCTACATGCGACATATCGAGAGGCAATTCTTCTTGAACTTGTTCAGGGGCTTGCTGTACGGTCTGCTGAGGTGCTGGGGCTACTGGAGGTTGTGGCGGAATAGATTGCGTTTGTTGACTCGCAAAGATATAAGCGATTCCAGCGTAATGAAATGGCATTTCGTCAGGTAAGCCATGTCGATTCTTGGCATCCCACGCTGGGCGATGGTTGGTATACATCACACGCTCACCGCCTTGCGCTTTCTTCTTACCGTTATCAGTCGTCATGACCAAGGTCTTGTAATTGGCAAATAGAACCATGTCTGCCCATTCTTTGACAAGCGGTGCCGTCTTAGAACCTGTCTTTTGGCCAAGTTTCAATTCGTATCGGTCGTAAGAACCCATCTCGTCCGGCTGTTCAAACTTCTTGATTTGAGCGTGTGCAGTCAATACTACATTGATCCCCATATCAACTAGGTCAGATAAGACATTTAAGAAACGTCCCATTTCTTCCTGAACATAGGTATAACCTTTACCCCAACCAAAGTCTTCAATCCCTTGTTTTCCATGTTGCGAACAGATGTAATTAACTGCCAAAGCTTCTGCCCAGTCGATTGTGTCGATAACGAGTGTCCCACACTCAGTCGGATTTGCCTTAATAAAAGCAATCTCATTGATGAGCATGGTCCAGCTGGTCGGCTTGTCGAGTCGTGCCACGTCCATGTTATCTGTCGAACCTTCCGTGTCGATGAAGACCGCATTTGGAAATTCAGCGGCAAACGTGGACTTGCCAATTCCTTCAGGACCGTATATAACTACTTTTTGAGCTCGCGCCCGTTTTCCTCTTGTGATTTGCATGTTTAGTCATCCTCCAATCCATTTGCCAAAATAGCAAGAAGCTTTTTGAACGACTCAGATTTTGAATTCTCGGTTTTGTCTGTTAAATCTTCCGGTTCTTCACCGTCAAGTGTTTTAAACTCATACGTTGCAGTCACTTCGAGTAATTCACAATTTAATGCATTCGCTAGTTTTGTAAAATCTTCAATTTGTACTTTTGTTGCTTCAACTTCATTTTTAGCAGCACGTTTCATTCCTTCTGTATATTCTGCTGAATAAGCAAGAGTTTGTTCTTTGCTTTTATATTTCGATAAAAAGTCACCTGTTTTTTTGTTACGAAATACGATAAAAGTTTCTGTTTTTTTCATGATTGTTCTCCTTTAATTTTTAAAATCCACCTTGCCATGTTTTTGGCGTTTGTGCCACCTCTGGCTTCACGCTATACCCGTCTTCAATCAGGATGCTACACTCATCTCCTGTTGAAACTCTAGTCGCGATTGCTTGCAATCCTTCCTGCTCAAGCCATGCGCCGAATTCTTGTAGAGTCAGCTGATCCATTTGTTCCAGCTTGTCAATCAACACAAAACCACACTCTGGTTTCAATTTACGCACGATTGCAGTCGCTACCTGTAGTTGCTGACTACCAGACATGTTATCCCAGCGCTGGCCAAGATAGAGCAATTCGCCATCATCAACGGACAAACCAGATAAAGGTAAATCTGCGTTAGTAAGCAGGTCTGTCTTCTGCTTGCGGATGTCAGCAATAACAAGGTCTAATTCACGATATTGCTCGCGATAACCCTTGGCATCTTCTTCTGCTTTATCCTTGTCCAGATTAGCACGCACTTTACGATTGATTTCGTCAATCTCTGCGATGTTCTTTTCGATTTCTTCAGTAGATTCATCGAGAAGATCCATGGCATCGGTATTCGCGATAGCCAAGTCTTGAGCTAACTGACTTTCTTTTGATTTTGCGTCAGCCAGCAATTGTTCCAGCCGTTCAACCTCTGCAGTTGCGGAAGCGTGTTGACTCTGGATAGATACCAAGTTCTGACGCTTACGAGCGTTCTCACCATTCTTGGCAAGTATGGCTTGTTGTTGTTGGATAAGCTCAGAGATAGAGACTAATTCTTTCGGTGCGTCAGGATAGTAAGGTTGTTCTTTTGCGAACTTCTCCTTTTGGTCAGCGATCACACCGATTGCGTGACGCTCATCGTATTTGGCCTTTTCCTGCATTTCCAGTTCGGCAAGTTGTGGACCGACTCCGATAATTTGTAGCAATGTCTTAGCCTTCTCTTTGCTGGTCTGCTCCATAAATTTGGGCAAGTTGATAGCCAACTCTTCCACAAAGCTATCAAGCAAGTTTTGACCAGCCTTGTTGCCACTCGGGTCGATGACCTTGAGAGTGCTGTTCTTTCCGCTACGTTCCACAATTAGACCGTTTGATAGCGTGATTTTAAGACTAGGCGGAATTGTACTGCCTTCTCTCTGAGCTTGGCTAGGCTTGTACTTGTTACCACCTAACGCCCAAGCAATCGCGTCCAGCACGCTTGTTTTCCCTTGGTTGTTATTTCCACCGACAATGGTTAAACCAGTCGCTGATGGCTCTAATTTGACCGCCTTAACGCGCTTGACGTTTTCGATTTCTAATTTATTAATCGTTACCATCTTTTTCTCCTCCAACTCTTAAAGATTTGACAGGTATTTGAATCTCTTCAACTTCCGCATATTCAAGAGCAAAGTCAAGTAGCTGGTTTAAAACATCGATCAATTTCATATCACACTCATCCGCGAGGTCTATAATACGCTCATAGTGTTCGCGAGCTACTCTGATACGTGGTGTTGGTTCTTGTGTTCCTTTGGTTTTATATTTTCTGTTCATTATTTTCTCCTTAGTTTTAATTGAAAATTCTCTGCTTCTAATCTCTTTCTCAAAGATTGTTCTTGTTGCAATCGTTTTTTGAGATTATCGATTTCATGTTGCATATGTGCCATCATTTCTAGGTCACGCATTTTCTCTCGACGCTTGCAAGTGGACAAATCCCACGCTTGTCTATCCCATACGATTTGCATTTCGTGCTCTCCGTGGTTCTGGTAAAGCTAACGGCTCTGGACGCAATCCTTGAGGCGGTTCATTGTCGTAGGTAAATCCAGGAAATGGACGGCGGATATTCTTACGAATCTCTTGCCATTTGTCCTCTCTGCCACGTTCGTAAGCATGGTTATAGCCTTGAATAATCATAGACGCAAATTCTTGCTCTTCTCGTCTTTCTTCTTCCTTGCGTTTTTCCTGTAATTTGATATGTCGGCAAGCCCCTGCAAATCCAATCAGCAGAGCTCCAACGCCCATTAACTGGTCTAAAATCGGTGGTTCAAACATTTTTTAATCTCCTTATGCTCTTAATTTTCGAACTTCTTTTTCTAATTCCAAAATTTCATAAACATCATTGATATCATACATAATATCTTTCCCTTGCTTACGAAATCTCAATCCTCTACGTTCTAACTTTTTAATATAGCCATGAGTAAAGCCGAACTTCTTCATCAAAGCCTGTTGATTGATTGGCATGCGATCATTCTCTAACTGCTCCTTGACCTGCTTTTCAGCAAAAGCTAATAATTGGTTTGTGAACAATTCAGCACTTTCGCCGTCCAATCGTAATTGTAACGTGATACCTTCCATTTTCTACATCCTCTCAACTATGCGGGCAAGCATTTTTGTGATATAATGGTTTTAATAATTTAAGTATGCGCCTGATTTCCGTCAGGCTTTTTTTGCGTTGTTGTCAAACTGTCTTACTTTCCAGCGCCCTGAGCTCAATCTCATGGCTGACTTGTTTCAATAGCTTCTCACACGCTATTTTTGCTTCTCTGTACGTTGTAGATTCGCTGATGAAATAATCAGCTAGTTCGATGACTTTATCTTCCATTCAACCTCCTATATCAGTCTCAAGACCGATGTCATTTTCTCCTTGTTTGCTATAATAACTTTGAATATGACCTCTCACCGTTTTAGTCAAAGTTTCCATAGAAAGGATAGAAATATCATGAATAATCTAACAAATGACGCTAAATTTTTATTAAGTTCAATGTACGCTAAGTATATTGAACGTCGCAAAGACGGTTCTTCCAAAGATGAGGCGACCTCGTTCGGAGACGTCCAGAATATCAAAGAAGAAATCATGCCTGAATGGTCTTTTGAAGATACACGATTTACTTGTTTCGAATTACGAAAACATGGTTATATAACTGGAGAACCAGCAGATAATCAACTTTGGTTTATTCATTTGACAACTGAAGCTATAGCAGAATTAGAAATCAGTTTCAAAGATAAACTCGATTCTGTTCTAAAATTTGCAGCAGATATAAAAGCAGCTATTCCCTTTTTATAAAGCCACCTTCAAATGATTGACTAATGGATATTTCTCTAAAGCATTTGCTATCCTCTCTTTGAAGAAGGTCAAGCCTAATAATGCCTTCTGGAATTTCTCCTTTATTCGTTTCCCAAACAATTTGCAATCCTCGCAAACCTATTTTTTCATTTATAAAATCGACACCATTCAAAACAACATGAGGTACTTTTGAATTTTTATCAATCTTAATTTCAAGACTTTTAATTGGAATTATTTCGTTCATTTGTCCCCACCTGTTTAGATAAGTTTCTTTAATCTTTTAGAAATGATTTCTACATCTGAGCCGTCCAGTTTCAACTGGTCGGCTTTTTCATTTAAACGAGCTTCGACGGCTTGGTTAATTTCAAACCATTCTCGTTTTGTAAATTGACTTCTGAATTTTAAAAATTCGTTTATTGTTTCTTTCATGGTTTGTCCTCCTTTCTATTTCTAATCTCCATTTCTGCTATAATATAGTCAGAAAGGAGGTGATTTTATGAAATCCTTTAAAGATTTTCGAGAATCTTTAACAGCTGAAGATATGCAAGCTATCGCTGCTAAAGCTAACGAAGCCACTAAACAAATTGACCATACCGACGGATTGCAACTTGGGATGGTCAGTAGTTTAACTTCTGCAATAACTACTATTGAGTTACTTGAGAAGTATCATGAATGGCTTCATAGCTAAGACGCTTGATTTTTTCTAAGTCTATCTGAAAATTGATAGGCTTTTTTCTTTTCCCACTATACGGATATTTTCTTGGTCTCATTTCTTCCTCCTACTCAATCCCATAATCTTCAATAACCTGAAGAATGAAACTGTTCGCTCGTGGACCTTTAGTCGTTCCACTTAGAATATTTGTTACTTCCTGTCGTTTAAAACCATAAGCAACCGCTAGAGTTGTTTTTTTAATACCCTTGTCTTTTAAAAAAGCATTGACTTTTTCACGACCGTTTGTGATATCTGGCATATACGTTCCTCCTCTTTACTTATTTGTAAACAAGAAACAACTAAAATTTTAACTATTTTTTGTACTTTTTTATTGACAAAGTCTATAATAAAGTCTAAAATGAAATCATAACAAAAACACTAATAAAACTATAAATACCGTTCGCCAAAACATTTTTATAATTTATTTCTTAGTTGTTTTTTTAGTTGTAACTTACTTACAAAAACTATTCTATACTTTTTTCTAGATTATGTCAACACTTTTTTCTAGAATTTTAGAAATATTTTTTGTGATACCCTTAGAAAGGTTGATTTAACAATGTTTTCAACGCTAGAAAAAATTAAAGAATTAGCTAAAAAAAGGGGGATTCCTCTAGCAAAACTAGAAGAAAGTCTAGGATATAGTACTAATTATTTCTATACTTTAAAAACGAAAACCCCAAACTCTGACCGCCTACAAGAAATCGCTGACTACTTCAACGTATCCACCGACTACCTGCTTGGACGGACGGATAATCCAGTTATCGCTGGGAGTGATGAATTTGCTCAAGTAAACGGACAAACCATAGACTTACGTAAAGCAGCAGCCAACACCATGTTATTTGACGGGAAACCACTAAATGAAGATGATATCGACTTCATCACATCCGTCCTATCCGCCCACTTCAAAAGCAAAGGAGAACGCTAATGACTATCACTATCAACTTCACAGAAAAAAACTCCTACATCACGGACTACCTAAACAAACACGGTATCGACACAACGACCATGGATTTTGACGACTTCATGGCACTCATGGAAGATATCGAAGACGCACGAGCAGCTGACCAAGCCTATATGGAGTATTTAGCCGACCCAGTTACTTATACCATGGATGAGGTCTTGGATGAACTAGGACTAACTCGAGAGGATATTGCTTAATGTATCGGCTAGATATTGATAAAAAAGCTCTCAAGCAACTTAAAAAACTAGATACCCCAACCAGAAAACAAATCCTATCCTGGCTTGCTAAAAACATTGAAAACACGACCAATCCACGACAACATGGAAAAGCATTAAAAGCCAACCTTGCAGGTTACTGGCGATACAGAGTAGAGAATTACCGCATCATCTGTGATATCCAAGACGATAAACTAATCGTCCTAGCCGTGGAAATCGCCCACCGCAGAGATGTTTATAAATAACGAAGGAGAACTATGACACTCGCTAAACTCTGCGAAGAATATCAAGTAGAACTTTGTCTCTTCGACGGTTCAAACTGGCACAGTAGCGGTTTCTACAATCCAGACACAAACGTACTCGCTATTGACCAAAACTTGACTCCTGAACAACAAATCCAAGTCGCCCTACACGAACTTGGACACAAAGACCACACACGCTCAGAGTACCAGAACGCCCGTCTACGCTGTGAAAACGAAGCTGATAGGAATATGATCCATCATCTCGTAAAAGACGCACTAGAAAACTTAGACGACCCCACAGAGTTTGATTACCTCAAATTCATGTCTTACTACAATCTAAAAACCATGACAAATGAAATCATGGTTAAGGAAGAGTATTTAGCATTAGTAAATTAAATATATGTGCAATAACTGATCCACATTAAAAGCTGAGAGAGGTTTCATTATGAAACAAGAACGCAAAGTTTTAGGTATTTTAGCTATTATTTTTGGAGCGCTGGCTCTACTTGGCTCATGGATGCCTATCATCAATAATTTTTCATTCATTTTGGCTATTTTAGCTCTTATCTTCGGTTTAATTGGTTTTGCAGTAAATCGAAAAAGACCAAAAACGCTAGCTATTATTGGGACGGTTCTAGCAGTCGTGTCTATTGCTATTGTATTAGTAACTCAAGCAATGTACGCTAAATCATTGAAAGAATTAGGTAAAAACGTTGAAGAGACTGTTAGCTCTGTAAGTTCTTCTATCGAATCATCACAAAAAGAAGAGGATGCTAAATTTAACTGGACAAAAGAACAGTTTGATGCGCTTCAAGTTGGCGATATTATCAACTATGGAGCTGGTGGAACTAACTACGATGACGTTGCTAGCGTTCACGGAGAACCTAACAATGTAACAACTAGTTCAGTAAATGACCACGACAGCAAGACAGTATCATATACTTCTACTGGTAGTAAATACAAGAGCGTTATTCTTTCGTTTTCAAAACAAGACGACGGTTCTTTCTTGTTGACTTCTAAAGTCAGCTCAGGTCTAGAATAAAAAAGACAACAAAAAATCCCCACACTCGCCATCGCCAAACTTTGAGTGTGAGGATTCAACTTTCCATCAAGCAAGCAATGGAAAGGATGATAAAAAAATACAACTATAGTTTATCATAAGTTCTACACCTTTTCAACTATGCGGGCAAGCAATCGAAAAGAAAGGACTTTTTATGATAAAAAAATACCTTACCAAAAAAGGAGAGACTAGATATCTCTTTCAAACATACCTGGGCATAGACCCTGCTACTGGAAAAGAAAAACGCACAACACGACGTGGGTTTAAAACCATTAAAGAGGCCAAGGCGGCCGAACGTGATCTTCTCTTAGATGTAGAAGAGAATGGTTTTTCAAACAATGAAGATTTCCAGAACCCTACATTCGCTGAAGTCGCTGAGTTATGGCTTGAAAGCTATAAAAGCACTGTGAAACCAACAACCTATCAAGGTGTTAAAATAAAACTTGATGTTATGATTGACTTGTATTTTACAGATATGAAGATTCAGCAGATCAGTGTAGCTTATTGTCAGAAGGTTGCCATTCAGTTAAGTAATCGCTATATCCTCTACACAAATTACTACTCTGTCATTAGCCGTGTTTTTAAGTATGCCACTTCTATTGACATCATTAAGTCAAATCCCTTAGACAAGATTATCAAGCCTAAAAATAGGCCCTTAAAAGTCAAAGAGAACTACTATACAAAACAGGAGTTAACAGATTTTCTTAAAGTTTGCAAAGAAAATTGTAAGCCTGTAGAGTATACTTTTTATCACTTACTAGCTTTTACTGGTTTGAGGATTGGAGAAGCTATCGGACTCATGTGGTCAGATATTGACTTTGAAAATAAACGATTGAACATTTCTCGGACAGCTGTCAAGATTGGCAAAGAACAAACCGTCCAGGATCCTAAAACCAAAAGGAGTAAGAGGGTTATTACCTTAGACGATGAAACTCTGAATGTATTGAAACTCTGGAAACGTCAACAGATAAAAGAATATTTCCAAGCTGGTAAAGCATATCAGCATGATTCGAATTATATATTTACGAATAACAAGGGGAAATGGCTTTTGACTGCAACTATGAAAGTGAAGCTTAGTAGCTTCTTTTGTAAACACAATAAGCTTAAAAAAATTACGCCCCACGGCTTTAGGCACACACACGCTTCTCTCCTGTTTGAAGCTGGTATTACAGCTAAAATCATTTCAGATAGACTAGGTCACAATAATGTTCAAACCACCCTTGATATGTATACCCACATCAATGATAATCAACGTGTTGAAGTTGTTGACCAGCTCATGGACTTCATCCGCTCCAGCTAA